AACGGTCCTTTCGACGGGTCAATTTTGCTTGGCGAAAATATACGTGACGCGATCGGTAACAAAAGCGCGAAGTGCGGCGCACATTGGGGTCTTCACAGCTCGTGCATAGAACAGCTGTCCGCTTTCAGAACGTGGTAAGATAACACTCCACAAGCGGGGCTCGCCCCGTATGTTCCTTGAAAAGTCGACGGTTATCGGGTGTTTGCAGGCCCGATACCATCCAGACTTTCCCAACATTCGGGGGCGACTGGTTTCGACACGATAGCTCTGAGAGAGGAAGCAAGCCGAGGTCTCCTCGCCTCGTTAAACAGGGGTACCGTCAAATTGAATTGACAACAACTCTTCTTTTGAGCCTATGGCTCTCGCTGCTTAGTTTATAGCGGCGCGTCAACCCGGTGATTTCCCCGACACCGGCGCGACGTCATGTTAGGGGAATGCTCCTGCGCGCGTAATCGGTATGGCGCAGGCTAAGACTGAACCGGTTAGGACGCCGCGAGCGTGTCGCTGCGCGCAAAGCGTCCGAGACTAAACCAGCGACTGAGCTTGGAGATGCCAATCAGGGGGCTTTCGTGGACCGGAGTTCGATTCTCCGCGCCTCCACCATAAGAGAATTGGTCGAACACCTTTGGTAGCAAGGGTGTTCGGCCTTTTTCTGTTTTGGAGTGAAATCATCCGGCAGTTCGTCAAACATGAAGTAGACGGTTACATCTTTTCCGTCTATCTCAACGAATCGGACAAACTCATTGAGAATTACCAAAGGTGTTGTGTCGTTAGCGAGATCATCAAGCCACAAAAGCACATCGTCAACCGATGGTTCTAGTGCTTCCGATTGCTCGGCAACGCGCAAGCGGGCTTCTAATTCCGCTCTCTGGCGCTTCAGCTCGGTTGTGCGCTCTCTTCCACCGGGCGGCGCTATTCCGTCTTCTATCGCTTGCCAGATGCGTTCAAATGCCGTATCTATACGCCGAATCTCTTTCTTGATGAAGTAGCTTTCAGGCTTTTCTTCGGTCGCCCGCTCAGCTTCGTAGCCAGCAAGCGTCTTTGCAATTCGCTTTCTCACGTCTGCTTGCTTTACGGCTTCATAGGTCATATCGACCACTGCATCTTCTATCAAGTCTCGGCGAACCGTCCTGCGGCATTTTCGGCACTTGTAATAGTGATAGGCAGAGCCATTTTTAGAGGTTCCGCTTGTTCCTGCCATTGGCATACCGCATCGAGCGCAATAGAGCTTTCCACTAAGCGGGAACTCTAATGCGCTGTCAATCTTCCTTCGTGGGCGGTGACGGTCGCCAAGGATGCTGTTTATCATGTCCTGTTCTGCTTGTGACCATAGGGCGGGCATGCCGTCTTCTACCTCATGCCCTGCGTACTTGTAGACACCTGCGTTCTGCACGCGCTTTAGAAGCTTCGTGACGGTATCCTGATTGAACTTAGCGCCGCGCTTGCTGCGCTCACCGTCAACGGCGCGCACGATCTCTGCGACTGAGTTACCGCTAAACAAAAGGTTCTTCATGCGCCTAAGCACTGCTGCTTCTCGTTCGTTGATGGCGTATCGTCCTTCTACGATATCCCATCCATAGAGAGTGCGACCATTAGCCATGCACCGTTCGGCGTTCTTCTGGATTCCGTCTCTAATGCGCTCACTGTCTATTGCGCTTTCCCATTCTGCGAGAACTTCGAGCATTCCAAGCTGAAGAACTCCGCTCGAACCGCTCGCTATCTCTTCGCCCGCATAAAGTATTTCTACACCGGCCTTGCGCAACATGATTCGCGCCAATGCCATTTCATCGCGGTTGCGCATTATGCGAGTTACCTTGTAAATCACCACAAAATCAAATAGACCAAGCTTCGCATCGCTCATCATCCGTTGGAACTCTGCTCGATCTACGTTGCGCCCTGTCTGCGCATAGTCGCAGTATTCGCGCACGACCTGCAAGCCTTCGCGCTCGCAGTATTCGCGCGAGTTCTCAACTTGTATTTCAATGCTTTCTGAGCGTTGGTTGTGCGAGCTGAACCGCGCGTATATGGCAGCTCGGTTCTTCACCATGCTAAAATCACCCCTTAGAACGAGTGCGCTATTGCGCTTCGTTCTTTGCACTTGCCCTGCGCGCCGACCGCCAAGAAGCCGCGCAGGGTTTTCTATTTCCTTCCCTTTGACCCAAAGGCAAGCAATGCGCCCAATATCGCAATTGGAACGCCGACAATTGCAGCGCCTAAAACAGCGATTGCAAGCCCAACTAATGCGCAAGCGGAGCCGATTAACACCAACGCTTTATTCGTGTTCCGCCGACCTGACACGGCATGATTGCTTGTTGTTTGATTGCTCGCACTGTCTTTCTCATGCTCTGTTTGCTGATGGTTTTCGTTAACTAACGGTGCGTTGTTTGCATTGCCAGCATCAGCCAATGAAGCAGCATAGCCGCTGCAAACGATGCTTCTAAACTCTTCGTCGCCATACTCGAAATAGGAATCGCCGAACTCATCCTTTACGCGCTTCGGGCGGCGGCGCGGCTCACCAAAAAGAAAATCATCGAGAATCGAATTGAAGCAATGCGCTGTTGCTCTTACGTCGTTCAACGCGTCATGCGCTCCGAAGTCACGATATCCGTAGAAAGCCGCGCAATCTTCCAACTTGCACCATGACCATTCATCATGCGTGCCGTCCCATGCCCCGTGTATCTTCGCAAACTCCTTCATCACGTCAAACGTCTGTCGATCTGGTATATCCAAGCCTGAAGCTCGAAGAAATCCTAGGTCGAAATCGGCATTGTATGCGACGTATAGCTTAGCGCTCTTGAAAATCGGTTCAATTTCCGAACGCCTTTCTATAATCGTCTGCTTGTCCTTCACCATAGACGGAGATATTCCGTTTATGCTTTCTGCTTTAGGCCACTTTTTGCGTTCTGATGGCTTCAATAGGTCGCAAAACAGAACGTCACCGTCAAGATTCATGACAGCAAGGGACAGTATTTCATCGCGGCGAGAACCGCCGATGTTCAAGCCGGTTGTCTCGGTATCAAAAACGATTACCTTCTTTGGGTCAATCGCTTGTAACTTCTCTTTTCTAGTCATTTCCGCCACCAATCTTTAGCGTATCCGTCAGGCCAAGGATGAAGTCAGCAGAGCAATTCAGGGTTTCGACAATTAACCTGACTTCTTCGCCGTTGGGCGCGCGCTTCCCGCTTTCCCATCTAGAAATCGTCTGCTTATGAACGCCGACCGCTTCTGCAAGCTGATCTTGATTGAAGCCATTAGCCTTGCGTGCGATGGCAATTCGAGCGCCAATGAGCTTCTTTGTTTCGGTGCTATCCATAGCAACCCCTATCAAACGTAACCGTCTCGGCTAATTGTATACAAATTATTGTTGACACGCTAGACCAAACGGCTTACTCTTTTGCTTGCCCCGAAATAAGCCGTATGGTTTATTTCATCTCTCTTTCGGATGATTGGAGGTGAACAATGAGCGAGAACTATAAGGCAGCGCGCGAGCGGAAAGGTCTTACGGCTCAGAAGGCCGCAACCCTTCTTGGCGTTTCCATCACGACGCTTAGCAATTGGGAGACGGGCAAGACTTCGCCGACAGCGCCCATGCTCATAGAGCTTTGCAAGCTTTATGAGTGTACCGCCGATGAGCTTTTGGGCATCGTCGCTCTTTCGAGCAACTAAAGCGGAGGTTTCGAAACGTGAAAACCGATAAGAAAACCGTTGGTTTTGGAGGTGGTATTACGAATGCCCGAACCGTGCGGCCTAAGCGCTGCGCAGCGCCAGTGGTGCAGATGCGCCGTTGCGAAAACGCGCGAATGGCTGCGAAGAAAGATGCCCGCCCGAAGCGGCAACTTCGAACGGGCGCGTCAAATTGCAGGCCGCAATTGACAGAAGACAGTATAGCGCGCATGCCGCGCTACCAGCGCTGGGGATTGTATGCAATCGCTGCTCTGACGCTATCCGGCATCCTTCCTATGGCCGCTGCCGCCCTTCTGGGGTGGTTGTGCGATCTCGTGGGCTGGTGGCTTCTCATCCCGCTTTACATCGTGGTTGGTCGCGTCTTATGGCGCGTGATTTGGTCATGAAGGCCGAAGTCTACCGCGACAACGCGGGCTTCTGGATGGCGCGCATAGAAGAAGACGCGAGCACGCCCGAAAACCGGGGCATCGGCAGGGTCTACCGCCGCCAGATGCTACCCGTAGCACCGTCGGCGAGCAAGGCGGAAGCAGAAGCGGCCTTGCGCCGCGTCATGAGCCGCGAAGCGAGGTGCCCGCATGGACACCGATAACTACACGCGACCGCTCGAAGCCGTCATGCGCGAAGAGCGCCAGCGCGTCTACTCGATGCCGCTAAAGGTCGCCGACAGGCGCTACCTGTTCGCGGAGTGGTGCGAGAAGAACCCGAAGGCGCTGCGCGAGATCGAGCTTACGGCGCTCGCAATCGACGCTCGCGGGCTTCGCGTCTCAACTAAGTACCTCATCGAGAAGCAGCGCTACGAAGGCACCGTGAAGCTCGTTGGCGTTCCCTTCGTTGACGATCAGGGCAACGAACACACCTACGGAATCAACAACAGCGACAGTTCTTTGCTCGCTCGATGGCTGCTAGAGCGGCACCCGGAAATGCGCATCGAGCTTAGAACGTCCATGTTCGACAAGGAGAAGAAAGATGAAGCGTAAGGAAATCACCGGCACCATCGCCAAGGTCGGCGCATCGACGTTCGCGCTGAACGGGAGCATGACGCTCCTTAACCAGAAGACCGGCGAAGCGCTCGATATCGACATGCCCTCAACGCTCGCGATTATTCGCGGCACCCTCGCATGGGTTGACACGCTGCTTGAAGAGGACGCGAAGCCTGAGCCTAGCGCCGTTAAGAACATGCAAAAGCTGCTCACCTACGTTGGCAGCTCTATTGCCTACGACATTTCGAGCGATGAGACGGAATAGCGCGCAGGAAGCGTTGCCGCTCGATTTCGGCGAACCGCCGATGCCAGACCCCGAATCATGCAAGTTCGAAACGCTGCGCTGGAAGGGCAAGACCTGCTGCACGTTTCGCGGGCGCGACATTTGGACGAACTGCCGGGAGATAGGGCGCTGCGTATGGAGCGGATGGCACCAACGCGACAAGGCGTGCGAGTTCGGCGACGAGGAAGACGGTTAGGGGGTGACAACGTGCCTACAAGGGAGGAAACGACCGCCGCGCAAGAGCCTATGGCCTTCTTCTCGCACGATTCAAACGCTTCTCAGGACGTTAAGTGCCAAAGGCTCATACATCGCCGGGGATATGACGGATACGGGCGCTGGTGGCGGCTCTGCGAGTATCTGGCGGCGACCAAAGGGCACCGCATCGCATTCGAGACGGAGGAAGACGCGCTTATTCTCGCGGGCGTTCTCGGCTTCGGGCAATCCGGCGCGTTCGATGAGTTCATGGCGATTGAGGATTGCAAATCCTTCGTCTCTGAGTTGTTGGATATCGGGCTTCTCGAACGCGATCCTGACGGCTTCTTGACGAACTTTCGGATGCTCAAAAACGCGCTTTATTTCGGTCGCCAACGCGCAAACGGGCGCAAGGGCGGAAGGCCGCGCAAAAACGCAAAGAACAACGATTCAGCAGGTCAGGAGGTGTAAAGACATGACTTGTAAACCCAATGCAAAACCGCTGGTTTTAGGTTGGCTAAACCCACTCGCAAATGGTCGCCTAACCATAAAACAAAACAAAACAAGATAAGGCGGGTTTTGGTTCCTTGAACCAAAACCAAAACCCGCCGAACGTGCTTGTTGGTCAACCTATCAAGCAAGGTTTCTTCTCTTGCTTCTTCTCTTTGCGGTCTTGTTTTGTGCGGCTCATTCGAGCGCCAGCAAAACGGCTTTCCACAGGTTTTCAACAGAGTTTTCAACAATGGCATGAAGGGTGGTGTTAGCGGTGCCAGTTATCAATCAAAACCGAATCGTGACAAAGACTTGCCCGGTTTGTGGCGTTTCCCGTCCGCTCGATTGGTTCGGGCAAGAGCAGAAGCTTGTTGACTACAAGAAGGACGGAACCGTTAGGAAGGTCGTTAGGTACCGCAAGTATCACGCATGCTGGAAATGTCGCGCTACAAAGGGGATCGACGCGCTTTCCGTTCCTCCGCTTTGTGAGGTGATGGAATGATTGCGCCAACGACACGCGACGGCGCGCGCGAGCTGTTCGCAAGCAATCTTTCCTATGAGCAGATCACGACGAACGACATTCGAGCGCTCGAAGGATTCCTTGCAATCGAGTACGCACAGCATGAGCGCAACGGCGAGCACATGGAAATGCACCCGTGCTATCGCAAGAAGTACCAGCCGCAAATCAACCTTGCCGATGGCGGTAAAGGAATAAAAAGCGCGTTTCTGCGCGTTAGCGGCTTCTACTTCTCAGGCCGTGAAGCTATCTCGTTCAACGAAGACGGATTCATAGGCATTGCGGGCTGGGCTGATGACACGAACGTTCAGCCATTTCTAAGGGCGTTTCACAAGTGGGTTTTCGAATGGATGATTGGAGTTGTCTACCGATGATTGAGACGAAAAACGCCAAGAGCCTTGCGGAGCTTTCGCAGGGAAACGCCGTCGAGCATCCCGAACATTACGCGGGTGACGGTCAGATTGAGTGCATGGACGCTATGCGCTCGATGATGAGCGGAGATCAGTACGCCTTGCCCGCCCAATCGGCCTACTGGTGGGGCTGCGCATTCAAATACCTTTGGCGCTGGCGGCGCAAGAACGGCGTTCAGGACTTGCAGAAGTGCAAGCAGTGCATCGACTACCTGATTGCCGAGACGGAAGGCAAGAAGTGAAGCGCTATCAGATCGTACTTTGCGCAATTGCCACCGCCGCGACCGTAGCCGCGTTCTGGTGCGTCTGCTACTGGGCTTATCAAGCGCTTTTGGCAATAGCGCTGTTTCTAGTGTTTCTCGCGCTTATTGCGCTCACGTTTTAGGAGGTTTCACATGCTGAAAGAAGATAGAGAGATCGAGCAGGGCGCTTACGGATGCGCCGCAATCGTCCTTTTTGCCGTTCTGGCGCTCGTGGTGAGCATCGCGGTTGGCGTGTTCTTCGGCGCTGGCTTTGGGCTTATCGCCCTTGCGGTGTTCGTCGTGTTCTCGCTCATCTGCGTTATGCGCGCGTTCATGAAGGTTGGCAAGTAGCATGGGCGGCAAGTACGAGGTTCGCGGCGCGATGAGCGGACTTTGCCCGTTCTGGGACGGTCAATTTACCAACTCGCTTGCTCATGCCCTGCTGCTGCTCATCCGATTTTCTCTGAAGTACCGAATCGTTGAGTTCAACATCAGGAAAGAGCCGTTGGATTGCGCGGACTGCCACGACGATAACTGCCCTTCGCGGATTCGTGAAAACTGCGAGTGGTCATGATGGGCGTTAAGGTCAAGCGCGGCGCAGATGGCGTTTTCGAGTGCCGTTTGTACCTTGGTCGCAGCATCGACGGCAAGGCGATTCGGCCTTACAAGCGGTTTCCGAACGCGGCCACCGAGGACGAAGCGCAAGCCCTCGCTGAGACGTGGGCGGCTTACGTGACGGCTGACGGAACGGTTAGAAGCGCCCGCTTGACCGATTTGCTCGAAGACTACGTGCAACTGCGCGAGCGCAACGGCGCAAGCCCGAACAGCATTAAGAGCTATCGGCTGTTCTGCCGCTACGTCGCACGTTACCTGAAGACCGCAAACGCGCGCGATCTTGGCGTGATGGACTTCAACCGATTTGAGCAACGCTTGCTCATGGCTAAGGACGAAGGCGGGCAAGGTCTTTGCCGCAATAGCGTTATCAACGTCCACAACTTCTTGCGCGGAGCTTATAACCACTTCGTAGACGCTGGTATTTGCGACGCTAACCCGCTGGTGTACGTCGCCAAACCATCGCCAGAGCGGCACGAAGCTTCAGCGCTCACCGAATGGGATTTCGAGGGCTTCAACGAGAAGCTAGAGGGTGCGCTTAGCAAGGAGATCAAGACGAAGGCCGATTACCGCGCCGCCGTCTACGCCTTCGCTTCGTGGCTGTCGCTCGTTACCGGCATGCGCGTTGGCGAGGTGTGCGCGGTGCAGCGCATCGACGTTAAGCGCGTCTTGTCTTACGTCCACGTCGGCGGCAACGTCATTGAGGGCAAGGGCAAGAAGCCCTATCGCCGAAACGTCACAAAAGGCCGCAAGTGCCGCAACATCGCGCTTACGCAAGACGATATCGCGGTCATTGATGCCTTCACGAAGCTTCAGAGCGCCGTTCTGGGACGTTTGGGCGCAGATTGCCCACTGGTGACGCTAGACGGCTCATATATGCGCCCAACGACGATTTCACGGGCTTTCAGCCGCATACGCGACGCGTGCGGACTACCGCGAGAGATCACGTTTCACAGTTTGCGTCACACGCACGCTTCATGGCTCATCGCCAACGGCTGCGACCTGAAGACGCTATCTGAGCGCATGGGGCACGCGGACGAAGCAACGACGCTTCGAATCTACGGCCACCTGATGCCCGGACGCGACGCGGCGGCGGCTCAGCTCTTCAGCGAAGCGAAGCGCCGCGCGGCGGGTTAGGAGGTGTGCCAAAGGTGAACCAAAACGCCGTTTTCGGGCATCGCGGCGACCGAGGACGAAACGCGAGATAAACCGCCGCTTTCGGCACGGGTTAAGACCGACCGTGCCAGATAAGAAGTAATTATCAGGCAATCGTGCGAAGGGAGGGTGCCAGTGGAGCCGCAAACGTTCGATTTCAAGCCTGACGCGCCGAAGCTAAGCAAGGAAATGCAAGCGACGTTGGCTAAGACCGAAGCCGCCCTAAAGCGGATGTGGGAGCGCGAGAAGCAGGAAGCGCAGACGGTCTACGAGATCACGATTCCCGCCCAAGCGCTGACCATCGTTGGCAAGGAGCACGCGGAGCACGTCTTGAAGTCACTGAAGGCGATTCGGGTTTCCGGCACCTACCGCGTCACGAAGAAATGAGGTGCGATGAAGACCATTGAGCTTAACGACGATGACTGGGCACGTCTCAAACGCAAGCTCATGACGCAGAGCGTTGACGATGCGCTGAAGGACTACACGCCGCCCGTCACTCTGACGAACGGAACCGAGTACATCACCTACGAGAAGGAAGGCTACGAAGATGATTCCGAATCTGACAACTGAGCAGCGCCGCGAAAACCTCGAAAAGGCTAAGGCTGCCCGCCAGCGCAGGGCTGCAATCCTGAAAAGCGTTGCCGACGGCTCTTACAGCGTCGTTGACGTTCTCAACATGGCGCTCGAAGACGAGATCGTTTCGCGCATGAAGGTTTTCACGCTCATAAAGGCCGCACCGGGCTACGGATTCGCCCGCACGCAGCAGACCATGAAGCGGCTGCGCATCGCCGAATCTCGGCGCATCAAGGGGCTTGGGGCAAACCAGCGTAAAGCTCTCGTGGAGGTGTTCTCATGAGCGTTGATAGCATCGAATACATCATCAGCTTCATTTTCACTCTCGCTCTGATTGTGTGCCTCATATGCATAGCTTCGCGGCTCACATCGATCCTCTACGAGCTAAGACAGCTTAACGGTTTCTCGATTATTCCTAGGAACATCAATCTGTTCATCGAGAGGAAGGATGCGGGCGGCAATGAGTCTTAACAAGATCACGCTTTCGGGCAATCTCGGCGCAGATGCCGAGCTGCGTTATACGAAGGGCGGAAACCCCGTCGTTTCGTTCTCGCTTGCAGTAAACGAGCGCACGCCGAATGGCGATGGTACATGGGGCGAATACACCAACTGGCCTGATTGCGTCATGTTCGGCAAGCGAGCCGAAGCGATCGCGCCGTGGCTTCGTAAGGGCACCAAGATTTCGCTTCTCGGGCGCATCCATACGCGCAGCTACCAGAAAGACGGGCAGAGCATCAAGCGCTGGGAAGTTCGCGTTGATGATGTGGAGCTGATGCAGTACAAGCGCGACGCGCAATCGCCAGCACTGGCGAATGCAGCCGCGCCCGGTCTTGCGATGGCCACCGGCGACCCGTCGCCCGTTGCGCCAGTGCAACCGGCAGCGACCGACCTTTACGACGATGACGTACCGTTTTAGGAGGAAGAAGGATGTTCGGAATCAAGAAGAAGGGCGCAGAGATCAAGCAGCCCGTTTATGTCGTGCTCGTGCCGGAGGTCGCGGCATACGCCAGCGCCGCTTCGTTCCCGGTCGATTCGGCGGGTAAGCTCGTTTTCCTCAACGACACGGTGGAGCATGAGGGCAGCGAATATCAGGTTGTCGCGATGAGCCACCGCAACAAGGTTGTTATCCGCCCGAAGGGTCAGACTTACGGCGGCAAATGGGTTAAGGCTGGAAGCGTGCGCGTCACGCGTCATGTTCTGGGGGTGCGCTAATGATTGGCAGGAAGCTTCGCGCTAAGAAGGTCAATGAGGGAATCGAGATGCCGCGCTACGCGCATGAGGGCGACGCTGGGCTTGATCTTCGCATTACCGAGACTGTCACGCTCGAACCGATGCAGAAGTGCGTTGTCGGTTGCGGCCTTGCCGTCGAGATTCCGAGCGGTTGCGTGGGGCTGGTGTTCCCGCGCAGCGGCCTTGCGGCAAAGCAGGGCATCACGCTTTCGAATAGCGTTGGCGTTATCGACAGCGGATATCGCGGCGAGGTCTGCGCGGCTCTCATCAATCAGAGCTACGAGACGGTTACGCTCGAAGCGGGAACACGCGTCTGCCAGCTTGTCGTGATGCCTTACGTTCCGTGCGAGCTTGTGCCGGTCGATGAGCTGAGCGACACCGAGCGCGGCGCGGGCGGCTTTGGCAGCACGGGCGTTGAGTAGGTGACGCGATCTTGAAAGCAAAGGAGTATTTCGAGGGTATCCGCGCCGAGGTGGTGAAGACCGATAAGGCGCGGGATATGCTCGAACGCATGAAGGCCAAGGAAGGTGCCAAGGCGCAGAGCTACACGGAGGGGCGCGGGGGCGGTGAGGTTTCCGATGGGTCACTCTCGATATTGCAGCGTATCGACTTCGAAGACAGGTTGCAGCAGCGAATCAATAACGCTCAGGGCGTTATTGACGAAGCGTGCGAACTGCTTTACGGGCAAGACGGGCGCGGCGGGCTTGCCAAGCTCAAAGGCACCAGATACGCCGACGCAATCTGCATGGGCTATCTTCAGGCGCAGGAATGGGCGGAGGTAGCGGAAATAATGCAGTGCTCGCAGCAGTGGTGCCGTGAACTCTGCAAGGCTGGATTCGCCTATATCGACCGCGTGGGATGGGCGAAATTGAAGAACGCCTAAGATTGGCACTTGCGTTCACTTTCCGCCTTCTGCTAAAGTTCGGTACGGTGGATTAGGTAAGGCCACGGGCGGCAGCGCTCGTGGCCTTTTTGTTTGGGGGTGCGCTATGGCTAAGGACTTCTCGCGCGCCTTCTACGCATCCGCCGACTGGGAACGCGCCAGAGACGCGGCGCTGACGCGCGACGCTCACCTTTGCCAGCACTGCTTGCAGCAAGGAGAGATCACGCCCGCAGTCATGGTGCATCACATCATCGAGCTTACGCCAGCGAACATAAGCGACCCAAGCATTGCGACCGACCCAAGCAATCTTGTTAGCCTATGCGACCGATGCCATAAGAAGGTGCATGGCTGGATAAGGCAGGGAGCGACAAGGCGAGGGCTTGCCTTCGATAGCGACGGCAATTTGATATCGCTTGGCGATTGATTCAAAGACACGACACAACGCGACGCAAGCGCGGGAAAGCGGACGCAAAACCGCAGGTGAACCCGCGTGACAATCCCCCCGGTCTGAAAAACGCAGGTGGTGCCTAGGGCACCAACGCCGGGAGGTAATTTCTTGCGCGTGACGGATTTTCGAAAGGGGGTGGTCTTGCGATGACGGCGAAAGTAAGCAATACTTCGAAAGTTTCGCCGCGAGTTGCGGGCAGCAGCCCGCCGAAGCGCCCGGTTTCGAAGCAGAAGCGCGTAGAGAGCGAGCTGAAGAAGCTTCGCGAGATCACCAAGGGCGCTATTCCCGACGAGAAGCGAAAAGCCGTCATGCCGCTTCTAGCGAACCTCGCGTTTCTGAAGGTCAAGCTTGACGATGCCCGCGCCGACCTGCTCTACGAAGATATCTTCACCGAGTACGACAACGGCGGCGGGCAAACCGGGCTGCGCGAGCACCCCGGCTTCAGCGCATACAACAAGCTTTTCACCACGTTCTCACGCGGCGTGAAGCAGCTAACCGACATGATGCCCAACGGCACCGCCGCAGCCGACGCGCTCATTGATTTCATCAATGAAACGCGGTACGGCTAACGCAAAGCCCGGTTCGTGCGAGCGCGCCATACGTGACTACTTCGGCGGCATCCTGCGCGGCGACATAACCGCATGCGGCAAGATGAAGCAGGTTGCCGCAATCGTGCTTCAGGGCATGGACAACACCGACCCGCTATACCCGTACCACTACCGCGAGGAATACGCGCAGAAGCACGTTCGCTTCATCGAAAGCTTCTGCCGCCTACCGTCAGGGCGCTTGGGGCACGATTTCAAGCTAGAGCTTTTCCAACGCGCCATTCTCTCGGTTGTCTTCGGTTTCGTGGATGCCGAGGGCGTGCGGCAGTACCGAGAAGTGCTCTGGATTATGGGGCGCAAGAACGGAAAGACCGCGCTTGCGTCTGCGATTGAGCTTGACCTGCTCGTGAACGACGATGAGGGCGCGCCGGAAGTCTACAACGTTGCGACCGCGCGCGATCAGGCGGCAAAGGGCTTCAACAACGCGTGGCGCATGGTGCAGACCAGCCCCGCGCTCGCAAAGCACATCCGCAAGCGCGTTGCAGACCTTTACTGCGATCTGAACATGGGGAGCATCCGCGCGCTGAGCGCCAACACGAACCATCTTGACGGCTTGGACATTTCCGGCGCTATCGTTGACGAGCTGGCCGCGATGAAGAACCGCGATTTATACGACCTGACGATGCAGGGCACGTCTGCACGCCGTCAGCCGCTCGTGTTGGAGATAACTACTAACGGATTCGTGCGCAATAGCATCTTCGATGCTCAGTACGAGTATGCGACCAAATGGCTTGACGGCAAGGCCACCGGCGAGAAGGCGGAGCGATTCATCGCCTTCATATTCGAGCTTGACGAACGCGAGGAATGGGAAGACGAAGGCGCTTGGGTCAAGGCGAACCCCGGTCTTGGCACCATCAAATCGCTTTCGGCGCTTCGCCAGAACGTTTCGAAGGCGAAGGACGATGCGACCTACCTTCCCACCCTGCTTGTTAAGGACTTCAATCTCATTGAGAACCAGTCGCAAGCTTGGCTCACGTGGGCTGAAATCCATAACGAAGCGACCTTCGACCCCGGCGACGGCTCTTTCACCTATGCCGTTCTTGGCGTTGACGCGGCGGACACGACCGACCTTACCGCAGCTTGCCTTCTCATGCAGCGGCCTAACGACCCGAACATCTACGCGCTTCACATGGCGTGGATACCACTTCGCGCCTTGGAGCAAGCCGAGCGCGAGGGACGGCGCGGAGGGCGCGACGGCGTGCCTTACGACGCGTGGATTGCGCGCGGGCTTATGCGGACGTGCGAAACGCCCATCATGGACAAACGCGACGTTCTGGATTGGGTGGCCGAGGTGCAGGACAAGTACGGCATCTATGCCGTAGCGTGCGGCTACGACCCGTGGCACATGCGAGACGTTCCAACCGTGGAAGCATACGAAGACTATTTCGGCGCTGACAACCTGCAAAAGGTCATTCAGGGCGCGCAAACGCTGTCAATGCCGATGAAGGAGCTTCGAGCGCTCTACAAGGAAGGGCGCATCGTGGACAACGCCAACCCGATTGCCGAATGGTGCCGCTCGAACGTCGCCATTCGAACCGACGTGAACGGAAACATTCAGCCGGACAAGAAGAACCAAGACCCGCGCAACCGCATAGACGCGTGGGCGGCCGAGTGCGACGCGTTCATCGCGATGAAGAACATTGCGGACGATTACCGCGCGATGATAGGAGGTTAGAGTTGAGCAGATCACAACCGTTCGTGCGCTCGCTCTTCGATGCGGTGTTCCACCGTCCGCAGATGCAAGCTGTCAACGGCTACTTCAGCACGTTCACGGCCTATGCGCCGAGCTTCACAACATGGCAGGGTGGGCTTTACGAAGCCGAGCTGACGCGAAGCATCATCGAGAGCGGCGCAGACCACGCTAGCAAGCTGAAGCCCGAGGTTTCGGGCTCTGCTCAGCCTGTCGCGGCGCGCGCTCTCAGGCAGCAGCCTAACCCGTGGATGACAACCCCGCAGTTTATCAAGCGCATCTGGACGATTCTTCAGGTGAACGACACGGCGCTCATCATCCCGATAGACGCGGGAGACGGCACCACTATAACGGGCTACTACCCCGTTCTTCCGAGCCAGTGCGAAGCATACGACGTTGACGGCGAGCTTTGGCTAATGCTCACGTTCCCGACCGGCGACAGCGTGCTTGTCGAGTGGTCGCGCGTGGGCGTTATGACACGCCACCAGTACCAAAGCGATTTGTTCGGCGACGGCACGAACGTTCTTCAGCCGACGTTGGAGCTGATGCACGCGCAGAACGAAGCCGAGCAGTCGGCTATCAATCAGGGCGCGGCGGTGCGGTTCATCGGCAAACTAAGCCAGAACCGCAACGAGGGCGACCAAGAGAAGGCGCGCAAGGCGTTCAACGCTCAGCTTTCCGCAGACAACGCGGGCGGCATCGCCGTATATGACAAGCTGTTTTCAGACGTGCAACAGATAACGCCGAACAGTTACACGGTCGATGCGGCGCAGATGGAGCGAATCGAGAAGAGCGCTTATCGCTTCTTCGGCTCCAATGAGGATATCGTCACGAACTGCGCGGACGAAGACACCTTCAACAGCTACTACGAAGGACGCATCGAGCCGTTCGCTGTTCAGCTCGGATTCGTTATCACATCCATGACGTACACGGCGAACGAGATAGCGCACGGAAACTCAATCATGTTCAGCGCGAACCGACTAGAGTTCGCCAGCAACACGACGAAGCTTAACGTCTCGGTCGCGCTCTTCGACCGTGGTATCTGGAACGGCAATCAGGTTGCCGATGTTTTCCAATCACCGCACTACGACGGCGGCGAGCGCCACGTCATACGCGGCGAGTATATCGACCTTGCGCTCATCAGCGAGCACACGGCGGAACAGGCGGCGCAAGCCGCGCAGACGAACGCGAACATAGCCGCTATCGACGCGAGCAGCGGCGTTGGAACCAGCAAGGAGGTAGACGATGCCAGCGAAACCGAGTGAGCGGCAATACCGTTCCCTTGCCGTGCCGCTCAACGTGCGGACGGCTGACGGAAGCGCGAACAAGCGCTTTGACACCGATTACTACGTCGAGGGCTACGCATCGACATTCAACGACCCATACGTGCTTTTCACCGACTGGGACGGCAACGAGTATCGCGAGATCATCGACCCCGGCGCTTTCGACGGCGCGGACATGAGCGACGTTATCATGCAGTACGACCATGCGGGCAAGGTGCTTGCGCGCATGAGCAACAACACGCTCATTGTCGAGCCTGACAAGCACGGGCTTTTCATCGCGGCAGACCTTAGCGGATCTCAGGCCGCGCGCGACCTTTACGAAGAGATTACTAACGGCCTTATTACGCGCATGTCGTGGGCTTTCAGCGTGGGCGCGGACGAATACGACCGGGACACGCACACCACGACCATTACGCGCGTCAAAAAGGTTTTCGACGTGTCGGCGGTGAGCCTTCCGGCTGACCCCAATACGGAGATTTCAGCAAGAAACCTGCTCAACGGAGTGATTGAGCAGTCGCGCAAGGAGCTTGCGCGCCGTAAGAGTGCCCTTGCAATCGCGAGGGCGACGCTGGCAATCGCCAAGAGCAGAAAGGTTTAGGACAATGGACGAACTGACTATGGATGACCTGCTTAACGAGCTTCAGGGGCTTGTTGACAAGTACAAGGCCGATGACGGAACCGATGCTGAGCCGAGCGAGCAGGACGCAGAGCGCATGAGCGCGCTTACCGCCGAGATCGAGAAGCGAAACGCCGCCGCCGCGCAGCGCCGCGACAGCCACGCCGCGACCGTCGCCGCCGCGCGCGCCGCTATCGAGAACGGCAGCGCCCGCCGCGTCGATGCCGTGCCGCTGGGCACTTCCGCGAGCGCTCGCGGCGCTCTGCCGCAGGTGCGCGACACGACCGACTACAACGCCGCCGCCCGCCGCGCTTGGGTGAAGGACATTGCCCGCCGGAGCGGCGTGCAGCTCATCGAGGGTACCGATTTCACGCAGGTTGAGCGCGACGCTTACAACGCGCTTGTCGAGCGCCGCACCGCGTTCACGCATCTGACCAGCAACACCGATGCGGTTATCCCCGTCGAGCTTCAGACGCAGATTTTCACGCTGATTGACAACACGGCTGTTCTCTACGGCGACATCCACAAGGACAACTTCCCGCACCAGTTCGAGCTTATCCGCCATAAGAGCATCAAGGCTGGCGACGCGGCACAGACCACCGAGGGCGCAGCGCCCACCGATGAGGAGCAGAACGAGTTCGACACCATCACCCTTACGGGCGAGGAGATCAAGAAGACCGTGAAGATGAGCCGAAAGATGGCGGTTCAGTCTATCAACGGCTTTGAGCAGTACATCGTCAACGAGACTGGCGCGCGCCTTGCCGTCGCCGCCAACGCACGCGTCCACGCCAAGACTGTTGACGGCACGCTTGGCATGGATTCCGGCAACAAGATTGACTGCGCCACCGCTGGCACGCTGACGAAGGCGGATATCACCAAGCTTCTCGGCCTGCTCTACACCTACGGCAACCCCGCGCCGAAGGGCTGCATTATCTACGCAAACGGCAACACCATCTGGAACCATATCGCTATGGTCGAGGATGCCAACGGGCGCTCTTACTTCGTGGACGAGAAGACCGAAGACCCCGCCGTTGAGGGGCATATCTTCGGTAAGCTCGTCAAGCGCGACGATTCGATGGCCGATGGCATCATCAAGGCGGGCTATCCCGACCTGTTCCGTGGGAACATCTTTGACGGCGTGGATGTTACGCCGTATGTCGAGCCGGGTACGCAGAAGCGCTGCTTTGACGGATACCTGCTCTTCGACGGCGGGCTTGTCGTGCCAAAGTCTTTCGGCCAGCTCACCATCGGCACCGCCGTTAAGGCTTAGGAGGTGCCGCATGGCAGAGAAGCCGAAGCTGCTTGACGCGTGCCGCGAAGCGCTGAGGATTCCCGCCGATTGCACCGACTTTGACTCCGAGATCGAAGACCTCATCGAAGCCGCCCGCGCCGCGATGCGCGCGGGCGGCGTTGCCGATTCCGTAGCCGCCGACGATTCGAACGGCACGGTTCGGCTCGCGGTGAAGGTCTACTGCAAGGCGAACTTCGGCATGGACAACCCCGATGCCGACCGCCTTGCTCAGAGCTTCGAAGAGCTGCTTACCATGATGCGCGGAAGCTCGGAGTTCGGGGGCGCGTCATGAGCATGTGGGCTGGCACGTGCCAGCTCATAGCTAAGGCCGTCAAGAAGGACGAATACGGCGTGCAGAAGACGGAGGAAACCAAGCGCAAGGTGCCCTGCAACGTCTTCTCAATAGGCGACGCGGCCTATTACGCCGCCGCTGCCGCTGGCGTACACCCCGAAGCCGTATTGCAGATTCGCAAGAGCGCATACGAAGGTGAGCGGCTAGTCGAGTTCGACGGAGCGCGGCTCACGGTCGCGCGCGTGGACAGGTCAAGCCCCGACTTCGTGCGCCTGACGCTCTCAGAGGTGGTGGGCGACCGTGGCTGAGCAGAGCATCGAGCGTTTCATCCGAAGCTGCATGAAAGAGTGCGTGGACGATAACGTTTCCGCGCTCGCGGAGAACTCGGCTGAAGCCGGAAGGCGCGCCGTGAAGCTGCTGAAGCAGAAGAGCAAGGTTCGCACCGGCGCTTACAAGAAGGGCTGGAAGGCCGACGTAACGACCGACGAGACGGGCACCGAATGCACGGTGCATAACCGCGTTTACCAGCTCACGCACCTTCTGGAGAACGGACATGCCATAAAGAACCAAACAGGAAAGTATTACGGCGACGTTCCCGGTGACGGCGTTATCGCCGAGGTGGCAGACCAGGTGGCGCGCGAGTTCGCGGACATGGGGGGCGACGGGCGATGATTGGGCTAAAGGAGCTTTGCGGCGTGCTCGATTCTCTCGGCATCCCGTGGGCGAACCAGAAGTTCGCAGACGGCGAGGAACCGGCACCGCCCTTCATCTGCCTTGTAGCGGGGTACAGCGAAGCGGCATACGCCGACAACAACACCTACCTATCGTGGATGCCCTACGATATCGCGCTCTACACGCGGCACCGGGACTACGCGACCGAGAAGCGCATACGCGCCGCGCTCGAAGCCGCCGAGTGCCCTTACACGCTTGGCATCACAGAGATTGATTCAGAAGAGCTTACCGAAGCGGCGTTCACCGTGAACGTCGCCGAGAGTTAGGAGAGAACAAATGGCACGAAACGGATTCTTCGGCGTGAAGAACTCGCATTTCGCGATCTGCACCGACGAAGACGCGCTTACCTACGAAGACCCCGTGCACGTCGCGGGCACAGTCGCTATCAGCATGGAGCCGACCGTTGAGACGGCGACCAGCTACGCCGACAACGAGCCTTGGCTTGACAAGCAGCAGGACAACGGCGGAAGCGGCACCATGAGCTTCTACGACACCGAGGGAACGGCAGAGCTTCGCCAGCTCATCGCAGACCTCGTGGGCTACGAGATTGCGCAGGACGGGCGAACAATCCTGAGCGCAGACCGCACGCCTAAGAAGTTCGCCTTCATGTGCGAGCAGCCGGGGCACGTGCTCGGTCGCCGCCGCTGCCTTCTCATGTGCCAGCTCTCGAAGCCGACGCAGGAGCTTAACACCGTTCAGGACACGCCGGAGATTACGCAGCTCGATTACCCGTTCACGTGGCGACCCGTCACCATCCCGAGCACCGACATTCGCACGAGCGGCTATGACAGCTTCACCGGCCTTGCCGACTACGATACTTTCTTCGATGCAGTCAACATCGAGCTTGCGCACAAGACCCCGACCGAGTAGGAGGTTGCGAATGGTTATCAAGGTTGGCGAAAAGGAGTTCGAAGCGACCTTCAACGCGTTCACACCGATTGCCTATTCCCGATGCTTCAACGAGGTTGTCGAGGGCGGAAGGAAGCGCCCAAAGGACATTGCGGATGCGGTTTCTAAGATCGCCGGTTCTCTCATGACTAGCGACGTGCCCGCTATCGTCCCTCTGCTCGAAATCTTCTACGCGTGCATCAAGACCGCAACGCCGAAGTTCGATACCGGATTCGATGAGTGGGTTTCTTCCTTCCCATCGGACGCGTACAACTTGGAGCGCAAGGACGGTTGGGCTTCCGACGTGATGCGCATTGTCGAGGACAACTTTTTTCCTTCGGCGAAAGAGGACGTGGAAGCCGCGCCCGCCGAAGAGGAAAGCGCCGCCGCTGCCAAGCGAGCTTAGCGACGCGTGCGACGCGCGATACATCTACAACTGCCAGCAATGCGGCCTGACGCTATCAGACCTTCAGATGATGAGCTACCGGCAGGTGCAAGACCTGTTGGAGATCAACGCGTTCTACGCCGACGCTGCGGAGCACTACGACGAGGACGAGAAGGCGCGCAAGGCCGAAGCCGCGTTCTGGTCATGACGTGAAGTGAGTTCTTGACGGCAGCGCACCCGCGAGGGCGCGTTGCTTCAAGCACTCATGGGACTTTGACAACCGAAGAGGGGTGATTACGTGGCGGTCACTTACAAGGGGCTTGTTATCAAGTTCGGCGGCGATACTACCGAGCTGCAAAGCGCCCTGAAGAAGGTTCAGCAGGCATCGCGCAACACCCAAAGCGACTTGCGCGATATCAACAAGGCGCTGAAGTTCGACCCCGGCAACACCGAGCTGCTAGAGCAGAAGGTAAAGGCTCTCAACTCGGCATACGGCGAGACGAAGCAGAAGCTTGACGCTTACAAGCAAGCACTCGCGCAGCTAGAGAGCAAGAAACAGAGCGGCGCGCAGCTCACGGCTCAGGAGGAACGGCAGTACGACAGCCTGAAGCGCGCGATTATGCAGTGCGAGCGCCAGCTTGACAGCTACGGCAGCGAGCTTGCGGACACGGCGCGCGAAGCCGACGCATCGCGCACGGCGCTTTACAAGGTGGGTCAGACAATCGAAGACAACGCCGACAAGCTTTCAAACGCCGGGTCTAAGATTTCGAGCGCGGGAACGGCGCTCTCTGGCGGCATCATCGGCGCTGCCGGTGCGCTTACCGGCCTTGCATCGAGCCAAGAGGAAGCCATACAGCAGAGCGGCCAGCTCGAAACCGCATGGGTGAGCGCTGGCGGCACCGCCGAGCAAGCATCTTCGACCTATGCGAGCTTCTACCGCATCCTTGGCGATTCTTCGTCTGCCACAGAAGCGAGCCAGAACCTAGCGCGCCTGACAACCAACGAGCAGGAATTGCAGCAGTGGACGGACATTGCCGCTGGCGCTTACGCCACGTTCGGCGACGCTCTGCCGCTTCAGAACTTGGCGGAAGCGGCGCAGGAGACGGCGCACACCGGCACCGTCACGGGAGGTCTAGCCGACGCTCTCAACTGGTCTACGGCATCCGCCGAGCAGTGGAGCGCGGCGCTTTCCGGTCACTCTTCGGCTCAGGCAGCTTTCAATCAGGCGGTCGCCGAGGGTCAGACCAAAGAAGACGCTTTCAATGCCGCGCTTGCCGCGTGCGGAAGCGAGCAGGAGCGGTCGCAGCTCATCACCGAGACGCTCACCGGGCTTTACGCCGACGCTGGGCGGCAGTACCAAGAGACTAACAAAGACCTTCTCGCTTCGCGCGATGCGCAGAACGAGATGAACCAGAGCATGCAGGAACTCGGCGAAGCGGCAATGCCAGTCAAGACCGCCGTAACCGAGATCGGGACGAGCCTTCTTAACACGCTCGCGCCCGCGCTCGAAACCGTCACAGGCTGGTACAAGAGCCTGTCGCCAGAGCAGCAGACGCTTGTTAACAACCTCGCTCTAGGAGCCGTCGCGTTCGGCGGCGTGACTACCGCCATTGGTAAGACGATGGAAGCCGCAGAGGGCGTGGGAAGTACATTCAAGACCGCTGGCGAGCTTTGGGGCGGCGCTAAAAAGCTCATGGGCGACACGGGCTTTCTGAGCAAGATAGGAACCGGCTTTACAAACATCGTAAGCAAGGCGGGCGGTCTGGGAACCATGCTCACCGGCACGCTATCTAGCGGTTGGACGGGCTTCACCGGGCTTATCGCCGCGCACCCTATCGGCCTTGGCGTTGCCGCCGTTTCCGCTGCCGTCGCTGGCCTTACGTGGTTCTTCACGCAGACCGAAACCGGCAAGCAGATGTGGTCTGACTTCACAGGCTGGATTTCGGAGAAGTGGCAAGCCGTGCAGGATTTCTTCGCTGGCGTGCCTGAGTTCTGGGGCGGAATCTGGGAGCAGGTCAGCACCGGCGTTTCGGACTTCTGCACCGGCGTTGGCGAGAAGTGGGAGCAGTTGAAGCAAGGAGCTTCCGACACTTGGGAGAACCTGAAGCAGGGCGCTTCCGATGCGTGGTCGAACATCAAGAACACCGCGCTTGAGTTTGGCGGCGGTCTTGTTGAGGGCGTTTCTAACTGGTGGAACAACCTAACCGGCAACACCGATTCGGCATTTGGGCAAATTGCTTCCACGGTTCAGAACGACATGAACACGGCTCAGACCGTCGGAAGCTCGGCGGCTGGCGCTCTGCAAGCCGCGATGAACGGCGACTGGGAGACGGCGAAGAGCCAAGCGGCAAACGCCTTCAACGCGATCAAGGACAACATAAGCACGAAGCTTGACGCTGCCGAGAGCACGGCGGTTAGCATCGCTGACCGCATCGGCGACAAGCTGGGATTCCCCGGCCTTGGTGCGAAGGTGCAGGGCGTGTTCAACAGCATTCGGGGCTTCATCGAGAACCCTATCGAAAGCGCATGGAACGCGATTTCGAGCATTCCACAGAAGATCATGAACGCCTTCGGCGGAATCAAGATCAGCATTCCGAAGCCGAAGCTTCCGCACTTCAACGTGAGCTGGAACGAGTTCGGCCCGATTTCACTGCCTAGCGTGAGCATCAGTTGGTACGCGCGCGGCGGCTACTTCGATGAGCCTTCAATCGTCGGCGTTGGCGAAGCGGGCGGCGAGTTCGTCGCGCCAGAGAAGCAGTTGCAAGGCTTCATCGAGACTTCGGTAAACCGCGCCTTCTCGCGGTTCGCCAGCGCGCCGAGCCAGCCCGTCAACGTCGCCGTGACGGTTTACGCCACGGTCGCCGACGGCGTGGACGCATACGAGACAGGACAGCAGATCGGCGCTGGCATAGCAAGCAAGCTGAAGCAAAGGGGGGTGCCAGTTGCAACTTAGACGGACGAGGAACCAGCACGACCGAATCATCTTCAACGGCACCGACCTATCGAAGCTGGTTTACTGCAAGGTGCGCCGCCCCATCATGGCGACCGTCAACGCGACGTTCGAGAGCGTGCCGGGGCGGCATGGCGAGGTCTTCAAGAGCGCCTATCGCGGCGGCTACGACCTGCCCGTTGAGATTTGGCTTAGGACGGAAGACCGCCGCGAGGTCGCGGAGATGCGGCACAAGCTCGCGGCGGCTCTCTGGACTGACGAACCCGCGCCGCTCTACCTTCCCGATGACCCGACGCGCTACCTGCTCGCAATCGTGAGCGGCAGCACCGACCTTGACGAGATCACCGACGATTGCCCGACTACAACCGTGACTTTCCATATTGGCGACCCCGACTATTACGGCCAGCGCCGCCGCATGGAGGTTTCGGCGGGCAACGTCTACGTCAACGCTGGCGGCAACCGCCCCGCTCACCTGCAAGTGACGGCGAAGCCCGCCGCTGGCAGCACGTGGAGGATTACGAACGTCGATACCGGCGAGTTCGTGGCTGTCAATGCGCCGCTCACGTCTTCGAGCACCATACGTCTTGACATGGCGACCGAGCACGCGACGGTCAATAACCAGACCGCGCCGGTAACGATTGATTCTGATTACTTCGAGATAAGCGGGCGGTGCCACCTGAACATCACCAGCGGCACGGCGGTACTAGAGTGGGTGGAACGATGGCTTTAATTAGACGCATAGGCTTCACCCGCTTCAGCCGTTGGGGCGACAATCTTGGGCGGCTCACGGTGAGCGCCGCGACGCATACCGACGCGCTGGACGGAACCGACGAGCTGAACATCACGTGCGCCGAAGACCTCGTGAAGGGCGACCGCGTAGTCTGGATTGACCTTCGGGGCGTTTGCCACGAACACATCGTTGACACCATCGACCGAGTACACGACGATGACGGCGCGCCTGAAACGCAAGCCGTCTGCATCAACTCGGTGAACGAGACGTGGGATGACTGGCTGGACGATAAGCGGCCTTCCGGCAGCGTGTCGGTAGCCCTCGCGTCAATCCTCGCAGACACGCGCTGGGAGGTCGGCACGTGCGATCAGGGCGGCAGCGCTTCGCGCACCTTCTACCACGAGAGCGTGCGCGAGGGTTTGGCGGGAATCATTGAGACGTGGGGCGGCGAGCTTGAAACGCTCATCGTCCACGACGGCGCGAGCATCGTTAGCCGCCGCGTGGGCGTGCGCGCCAAGCGCGGCAACCAGAGCAGCGCCAAGCGGTTCACGTGGACTAAAGACCTCGTTTCCGTCAAGCGCTCCGTTGCGAGCGACAACCCGAAAACGCGCGTCTACGGATACGGCAAGGGTGTTGAGACGGAGAGCGGCGGCTACGGTCGCCGCCTTACATTCGGCGATATCAACGACGGCAGAGACTACGTGGAGGATTCCGACGCTACAACCGTTTGGGGGCACCCTGACGGCGAGGGCGGCATTCTTCCCGCCGTCGCGTCATACGTCAACGAGCAGTGCGAGGACGCGGCGCAGCTCTTGCAGGAAACGAAAGACTACCTAGAGCAGGTTAAGGAGCCGAAAGTAACCTATACAGCTTCGGTTATCGACCTATACGCCTTCGGTCGCTCGTGGGAAGGCGTGGGCGTTGGCGATGACGTGGCGATCATCGACAAGGGCTTTTCTGCCGAGGGCGTGCGCCTTCATGGCCGCGTGTCTCAGATTGAGCGCGACTTGCTCACCGGCGACGCGACCGTGACGTTCGGCACTCTTACTGACAACATGGCCGACATGTGGCAGAGCGTGAGCAACGCGTTAAAGAGCAACAGCCAGCAAAACGCAATTTATGACGCTGCGGCGGGCACGTCGATTTCGTGGCTTCAGCAGCTTCAGGCCGCGCTAAACGCTCAGTTCAACGCCGTTGGAACCTATAAGGTCGAGACATTCGAGCTTGGCACGATGTGGAGCAATGTACCCATCGACGCTGAAACGGGCTTGCCGGTCAAAGCGACTTCGGGCATGTGGGCTGTCAACATTAACGGTATGGGCATGCGACTTGCCGCGAACCTCGCTTCTGACGGTCAATGGGACTGGCGAACTTTCCTGACAGGCGCTATGGTGAGCGCCGACGCGATCAACACGGGAACCATGAGAGCCGAGCGCGTGCGTGCCGGTCTTCTGACCGACGAGAAGGGCAAAAACCGCTGGGATTTGACAAGCGGCGAGTTCTCGCTTTCCGCAAGTACGGAGGTTGGAGGAAAGACCGTTCAGAAAATCGCCGATGACGCGGCAAGCTCAGCCGTCGATGCTCAGACGCAACGCGACATATTCAACAAGCTGACCAATAACGGACAGACGCAGGGAATCTACCTCAGCGGAGGTCTGCTCTACATCAATGCCAACTACATTGAAACTGGCATCATCAGCGACAGATACGGACGCAGCACATGGAATCTAAATACCGGAACGCTCACGACGAATTACATGACGGCAAACAACATCGACGCTAACGGTACGTTCGAGTGCGGTTCTGCTTCAAACCTTATCCGACTTGCAAGCGGCGAGATAACAGGATACGAAAACGGAACGCAGATCGGGACTATCGACTTCTCAGCCCATATGCGAAACGTGAGCACCGGACAGCAAACAACCGGCCTTCAGTTGACGGGAAAACAGCATATACGAATTACCACGCCGCTTATTTCCGCCGCCGCATCAAGCAGCGAGAGCACCACAACGACGCATGCAATCACGAAAGATTGCACGCTGCACTACATCAGCAAGATTCAGGATGACGGCGACGGCACGATTACATGGTGGAACGCGACACGAAGCATCGACTTCGTAGACGGCTTCTGCACGGTATGCAACTTCGACTAGGAGGAACGATGAGCAAGACACTTTACCACATGCTGCACGACCCGATAGGAAACTGCGAAGCGATGGTGACCGAGTACGACGAAGAGCTTATCAACCGCGCCGCGAGCAACGGAATGATTTTCATTGCGGTTGACGAAGAGGGAAACCGAACCGTCGTGCAGCCAGAAGATGTTAAGGAGCCAATTAACGACGATCAGCCCTTCACTCTCGTTAAGCCCTTGTACGTCGATGACCGCATGAAGGCGGTTGTCGATGTGTTCGACGCTCTGGCCGCGAGCGTGCCAGCCGTCGCCGCGAGCGCGGACGTGCAGCCCGTGTCTAGCAAGGCGCGGTCTGCTATGAGCTTCGCCGAAGCGCTCGAATCCCTACGCGCGCTCGCATACGGAACCAGCGAGGAAGGCGGCGAGTGATGAGCAACACACGGACGCTTGAACTCGATATATCGAAGGAGGGAGCGGGAACCTGCGTCAAGGTTGGTCAGGGCGACGATGGCGGAACCACAATCAAGGCGCTTATCTACGACAACGGCGCTGAGTTCTCGCTTTCGGGCGCTACCGCATGGCTTGTCGTGCTGCTTCCGAACAAGCGCAACTACTATCGCGGCCAGTGCTCGGTGAGCGGAAACGCGGCGACCATAACTGTTGACGAATCGAAGCTTTGCAGCGTTCCCGGATACACAGACGAAGCTTATTTCACGGTCACGAAGAGCGGTGCGACCTACTCAACGGAGCGCTTCGCTATCGAAATCCTGCGCAGCGCTCTTGACGGCCAGCAGCCCGCGCAGAACTGGGACGATGCCGTTCAAGACCTCATCGACCGTGGAGAGACGGCGGTAAAGAACGCCAACAGCGCAGCGAGCGCGGCGAACACCGCCGCTGGCAAGGCAAACACGGCTGCGAGCACAGCGAACAGCGCTGCGACGGCTGCGAACAACGCGGCAGATGCCGCAAACACCGCCGCATCCGCCGCCAACACGGCGAAGCAGAACGCCGACGCTGCGACCACGGCTGCGAACAACGCGGCATCAGCCGCCAATGCCGCCAAGCAGAACGCCGACGCGGCAACATCCAACGCCAACGCCGCCGCTAGCGCGGCGAACACAGCCGCTTCAAGCGCCAACGCCGCCGCTGCTGCGGCAAACGGCGCGGCGGAGGATGCCACCGCCGCCGCGCAGAACGCGCTCAACATCGCAAACTCTATCGCTTCTATCGAGCCGCCCTCAGATGACGAGGTTCAAGAGCTGCGCGAAGAGAACGCGACGCTCGCGACGGCGCTTGTTGAGCTACAGGACGGCTACATAGTCCTTGGCGAAACGGCGTACATGCCCACCAACAGACGCACCGCGCTTTCTGGCGAGACCGTAACCGTCGCTCAGGCGACCGTGAGCGGCGAGACGGCGACGCTTAACTAAGAAGGGAGACTATCAATGGCTGATTTGTCGCAGTTTTCAATCAACGGCACCGCCTACAACGTAAAGGACACGTCGGCTCGGAACACCGCGAACGCGGTAACGACCGCCGAGGAATACGACCGCCAGCACGCTATCAACTCCTACAGCGGGCGCTCGCTCGCATCGGTCTTCGCTAACGAGATCGGAAGCACCGACATCTACACGTGGCTGCGCAACCGCGCCCGAAACGCGAACTTCGCGGGGCTGCGCATCGGCGACTACATCGACGTTCCGGTTTCCGAGGGCGACAACGTGCTCTCGCAGACGGTGCGCTACCGCATCGGCGCTATCGACCAGTATTACAACTGCGGCGACACCGCGAAGGGGCACCATATCGTCATGGTGCCGCTCGCACCCGTCACCGTTAAGGGCGACAAGGCATCCAACACGAGCTACCTTCAGTGGCGCGATACGAACGACAACAACGGCACCGCCGAAGAGAAGCACCCCTACTTGTGCTCGAAGCTCCACGACTGGGAGATCAACGATTTCCTTCCCGCGCTTCCCTCAACGCTTCAGAGCGCGATTCTGGCGCAGCGCGTGCTTCTCGAAGAGCGTTATTCGTCTTCGGAGAAGCTTACGGAAGCGAGCGGTTGGAGCTGGGCGGACTTGGGCAAGATTTGGTCGCCCTCAGAGATGGAGGTTTACGGGTGCCCGGTCTGGGGCAGCAAGGGCTACTCTGTGGGCTTCGATAGCCAGTTCCCCATCTTTACCGACACCGCAAGCCGCATCGCGGGCGGTCGCGTCAATTGGTGGCTGCGCTCCGTCATGGGCGGGTCTTCGTCCTACGCGTGCA